AATTTTAACATTCACAACTTACTAAGGTTTTGTTTTGAGTATAATTGCCGTTAGTTTGTGAGCGAGTTGCTCTTTGTAAGGGTTCATCCTGAGTTGGTGTCTACCTGCATTGATTCATTACCTCCATTCTTCCCGCCTTTGTGTTAAAATCTGATGTTGACTTTGCCGCCATTTCTTGTCGCTTTACGCGTGTTCGTTCTGAGACTTGAAATCTTCCGATTGTTGTATCGATCAGTATCATTACTTAAGCTTTTTATTTTGTGTTTGTCCAATTTACTAATTCACCATAATTTTTATTGTATATCTTTATTCTTGTAAATTTTGGTTTGCTTTTAATTATCTGTTTGGAGTATAGGTGGATTTCACACTTTACGAGACCCAGTACGCCGTGAGGCAGGCACTCGTTGTGACCGTTTAGGAGGTGTGTTCCGAAGCCTATATGGACTAATTTAAGTAATTGCAAAACTGCTCTTGCTGAGTCTTTCTTCTACTGTTCTCGGGATTTGCGATTTCCATCAGCTTATCTACGGACTCTCTGTTCGCACAGTAGATCTTTCCTCAGAATGTTCTTCAAATTTTGATTGTGTCTTTAAGTTTACGTCGCGTTTAAAGTTTTACGGACAATTTGAGCACTGCTCACGCGAGTTGTCAAATTTAACCCTATACCCAGGGCGATGGAGACATAATTATTGTATGAAGCAAAGATTTATCAATTGGCTTTTCCTTAGACCTTCACAGAGGAGCTTTGTTGGTTTCCTCTAAGAAACCAACTTTCTTTTAACAAGTTTTCATTATGGCCACAATTACAGTTTTTACGAATGTTCGCAAGTGCCTTATTGAAGATTGCCAAGCTAAACCCGCAGGATTTTTCTCCATGTGGAATCATATGAAAAACAATCACAAGGATAAATTTCTTGTGAAGTGCATGTGTTACAAAATCGTTAATGATTGGTCTTCTCATGAAGAGGAGTGTGCTTTTCATCAGCCCCAATTTTGTGCACAGTGTGACAAGAAATTCAAGGACTACGAAAGATGCATGAACCATTATGCTAATTCGAAATGTACTCGTCCACAAGCCCAAAGTTTGGGTCAAAAATCACTTGAAGAAATTCGCATCCTATGTCGAGATAACAACTATAGACGTAGGCTTGTGAAGTCATTGATTTTGACCAGTGACATTTCTAATGAGAACTGTCTCTTGCGCAAACTAGATTTGCCGCATTGGCCCGCTTTTAAGAGTACTGCTCCACGAAAACATCTAGTGAGCTTTCAATTGAATTTTGGTCCACGCGTCACAATACATCGTGGCGAAAAAGAGGCTCAAGCACTGTGGCAAAGGATTGCTCCGTTTGTTAGTGTTGAGGCCCAAGCTCAAGCTCTTTTTGGGCTTAACGTGTCTCATACTTTGCAGATGCAAGATCCCCTTCTTGCTGACATGTTCACCAGCTTGACTGCCTTGCTGAAGAAGATGAGTGCACCTTCTACCATGATTTCTATGGTCATGAATTTGGCCTGTAAGCTTGTTTACTTGTTCAAACTTGATATGAATGATACTCTTGCACGAACCACTTGGTTCATGGATGTTGCTCTCACGTTTTGCTTCGGTAGTGAAGTTCTCGAGATGTTGATGTCTCGTGTTGCGGCCATTTTTGCCCGCCCTGTCACGCAAGGTCCCAACTTTAGTGCATGGGCACAGGCACTTGTTGCCATACTTTCTGCTCTTCTCTTTGGTGCACTTCCATCCAGTGAGTTTATTTCCACGCTTGTCAAGTCTGGAAACATTGCTCGTGGAGTTATGAACCTTTGGGGATTGTTTGAGAAAGTTCTCAGCAGTTGTCTTCCTGGTCTGTATAAGTGGGCCACTGGTTATCCGTTGGATATTGGCGAGCTTTCCGAGTATTTCTGTGAGATCAAGGAGTGGTATACTGAAGTTCAGGAACTTACTGCTCTAGATCGCGACCGAGAGATTGCTATGGATGAGGATGCTTGTCGTCAAGTTGAATTGTGCTACCGTCGTGGTTTGCAATTTTCAGCTATGGCTCAGGAAATGCGGTTGGACCTCAAGATGATTTCATCGCTCAATGCTCACATGGCAGCAATCAAGATGGTTTATGACCGTGCTCAACAGTCAGGTGCTTTTGTTGGTGGTCCTCGTGCTGAGCCATTAGTTATCCAACTATATGGAGGATCAGGCGTTGGTAAGTCACACATGATGACACCACTGGCTCTTGAACTTCTCAAAATTGATGGCATTACTGATCCTAAGAAGTGGAATCAAGAGATTTATTCGCGTGCGAACGAGCAAGATTTTTGGGATGCATATCGCAACCAGAAAGTTTGCTTATTCGACGATTTTGGACAAATGCGCGATTCTGTTGCTCAACCCAACTTAGAGTTTTTCTCTCTAATTCGAATGGGTAACATCGCCCCATGCCCACTTCACATGGCAAACCTCGCTGAAAAGAACAAGACCTATTTTACATCAAAGGTTGTTATTCTCACTACCAATACGAGGTTTTTGGATCCTGTTTCTTTGACTTATCCTGAGGCTGTTCGTCGGCGCATTGATGTCGCTGCCCACATTAGGGTTAAACCAGAGTTTGCTAATGCACATGGTGGAGTTGATCCTCGCAAAGTTCAGGGCATTTCGACTGCTATTTATG